GCACGTCTCATTGGTATCCGACCGTACAATGCTATTGCGTTCTCTGGGCCTATCGCTGTTTTTGTCAGTGTGTTTCTCATCTATCCTCTCGGACAGTCCAGTTGGTTCTTTGCACCGTCGTTTGGTGTTGCAGCGATATTTAGGTTCCTACTCTTCCTACAGGGCTTCCATAACTGGACGCTCAACCCATTCCATATGATGGGAGTTGCTGGTATCCTAGGTGGCGCATTGCTATCTGCTATTCACGGAGTCACAGTAGAGAATACATTGTATGAAGATGGAGACCAAGCAAATACATTCAAGGCATTTGATTCCACTCAAGAAGAGGAAACTTACTCTATGGTTACGGCGAACCGCTTCTGGTCGCAGATCTTCGGGATTGCGTTTAGCAATAAGCGTTGGTTGCATTTCTTTATGCTGTTTGTTCCTGTCATGGGTCTTTGGACATCTTCTATTGGCATCATTGGGCTTGCTCTTAATCTTCGTGCTTATGATTTTGTAAGTCAAGAGATCAGAGCAGCAGAAGATCCAGAATTTGAGACCTTCTACACCAAGAACATCCTATTGAATGAAGGACTACGTGCATGGTTGGCACCAGTTGATCAACCACATGAACAGTTCATCTTCCCTGAAGAAGTTCTACCTAGAGGTAACGCACTGTGATCAAATCACTCTTCACTTTTATGTTTGCTGCATTGATGTGGGTGCAAGTCCCACAGTGGCAGGATGATTGGTCCAAGTGTGCAGTAGATGTACCAGACACAGCATGTCATTGGTATATCACAGCACCTGATAGCACCATGGGTGAAGGATTTAGTTGGGCGAATGCCCCATGGTTCAGCGTTGAAGGTCTCCGTGACATTGGAGAACTTCACAACACAGTTCAATCTCTACAGGAAGCATGATGAATAGTTTTGAAGTAACACTTTACTTTATATGCTTTGCTCTCATTGCTGGTGGTGCCTTCGCTATGATGTGGTCTAACATTCAATCTATTAACGTAGAGATGAGGACTCCTAAACCACGTCATCCTGAAGCACCACAGGCAGGTGAAGAACTGATGTATGTGGATCTGTCTAGAGAAAAACTGGAAGACCTTTACAAAAAAACTGAATAGTATACTAAGGGTCTTCGGACCCTTTTTTAGTATTTGATTTCCTTAAACTCGTAAAAATTTCTCTGGCAAAATTTGACACAAAAAAGTTTTTATGATATACTTAATTAGTTTAATGCTCATATCTTATGGAGATCAAAGCGTACACATCTAAAGGATGTTTTTATTGCGATCAACTAAAAGAATTGTTTAAGAGAGCTGAATTAGAATACGAGACAATTTTAGTTGACTCTCCTTCTGAGAGAAGTGATTTTAGGTTAAAATATCCTAGTGCTCAGGGATATCCTCATGTTATTATTGATGGAGTAGAACATGGTGGACTAGTTAACGTAGCAAAGTACCTTGTTAAAAATGGATATGTCTCAACCAAGAAAGGGTGATGATCTTCACATAAATAAAGGCATAGAGCTCATGTTAAGGAGGGCTAAACCGAAAGACTCATTACCTGAACCCAAGGGTGGGTTTGGGTTAACGAAAACGATCACCCTCCTCAAACGTAAGTTGTATTTTAACGTTGAACTGAGGTGGGAACGTAATTAAACCACTAAGGAGTTGAACAATGGAAACGGCAACAATCCTATTTTTCTCGGCAACCGCATCTTTTTTGTTCTTATGTGTCGGAATTGTCGCAGGGTGGGTAGGAAAGCAGTTCATGCATGATTACTTCTATTCTAAAGAAGAGATGCAAGCAATGCATCCAGAAATGTATGATGGTGATGGTATGATTATTAACGAAGAACTTTTATCCGTGAGATTTATAGAGGAAGAACCAGATGAAACTTTTGATGCATGAGATACTACAGAAAGTATCAAACGCAAAAACGAAACCCGAAAAGATTAAACTTCTTAGAGAATACAATACACAACCGTTGCGATCTCTTTTGATTATTAATTTTGATGAGAGTATTATCTCATTGCTTCCAGAAGGAGATCCTCCATACAAAAAGAATGAATCTCCTGATGGAACTGAGCATACAATTTTAGAAAAAGAAGCACGTTTATTACATCACTTTTTTAAAGGTGGGTCTAATATTGCTAAGACAAAACGTGAAACTATGTTTATCCAAATGCTGGAAGGTCTCAGTCAAGGAGAAGCAGGGGTTTTAATTCTAGCAAAGGATAAAAAACTTGGGAAGCGTTGGAAGATCACTAAGCAGTGTGTTGAACAAGCATTTCCAGAGATTCAATGGGGAGGACGATCATAATGGGAAAAGGATGTACGATTTTACATAAAAATTGTGATCCGTCATTAGCACAAGACAAAAGTCTTCCTACTAATGCTTTTTTAATTGAGTATTCTCAAGCAGGTATTTCTCAGTTTGATATTGTTGCTGCTGCAAAGCAAGTAGATATTTTTGATGACTATTGGGATAAGTATAAGACAGATTTTAAAAATATGTCACAGACAGAAGGTAGGATAAGTCCTCGCCTTTGGAAAGCACCCAAAAAGTAAACTGTATCAACCGATACAGTTGACATCGTATACATAGTATGGTATACTAATACCATCGTTCATCCCACTCTTGGGTGGGACGCAAGTAAGTCGCGGAACGGAGCCGTTCATCCCATGCTAGAATTATTATTCTATTCATCACTCACGTGTACTCAAGCTGATAGCATTATGCTACGGATGAGAACAAATGAGAATATTTCTCCTGAAATGAAGGTGGAATTGATTGAGGTCATGAAGGAATCAACACCTGATTGCTACCCTTGGGACGCAAACGACTAAAGGAACGGATTAAATTCCAACTACTTTAGGAGTAACTACAATGAACACACTTAATCTGATTCGTAAGCAGATCAACAGAGCATCTGCACTTCACGACGCACAAATTACTCACACCTCATATCGTGGTGTTGAGTATAATACACGTTGTGTAGAATCCAAAGAGACCCATGGTACATTCTGTTATCGTGGTCAACTTTACACCAAGTGAACAACTTACTTTAGTGAGAGGGTTAACCCCTCTCTTTTTTTATGAGTATAAACTAGTAGGCAATAATATTCTTTACAACAGGTGTTGATTTCAATATAATTCTGTTAAATAGTGGTAGAATTAGAGGCAGACAAATGAACCCACGCCCTCACTATATTATGTGTTCTATGTTACGAGGTGTTCAATGCACAATCTTTTATCCCGCTCTCAGTTAAATGAGTGGACGAATTTTGAAAATTCACAGGAGCATGATAATTATAAATTAAATGATTATTATGAGTGTCTAATTGAATGTGATTCTTTAGACCAACGTCAATGCAAACGAATATGCAGGAGTATTTTAGATTAATTTTTACGAGGGGTTGCGACCCCTCTTTTTTTATGGTATAATAAATGCATCTGTGATTTAACTATGGATATCACAACTGATTGGCGTTACAGTGATGAACGTATGGACATTAGATCACAGGGATTAAACATCTTGATGAAAAAGTTTGGATCTGAAATTTGTTCTGATGGATCACCTAGATATTCTAACCAGAGCATTTATGAATGTGTTCATGACTGGGTGTCTCAAGGAAACCTAAGAACAGATGGCATTGTTGCCTACTACAAAGCGTACTATGACCCGACTAAAAGATCAAATTAGATTAGCAAAAAAAGCAATCAAAGAAGCAAAGACAAATCCAAATCTGTATACAGCAGAAGAGATTTCTTACATGGTAATTCAATTAACTCGTGCTAAAATAGCATTGAAACTTAAACAACAACGTCGCAAACAGGAGAAAGGTTTTAGTAATGAATTCAGTGAAACTCATAACAGTGACTCCCGAGGCGGAGAAGATGATGGGATACGTAGCGAGGGTGAGCAACCCGAACAACCAGGAGAACCCTAAGGTCGCTGGTCTTCTATCCTATTGCATCAAACACAACCACTGGAGCGTCTTTGAGCAGGCACACATGACGCTTGAGATTGAAACCACGCGGGGTCTAGCGGCTCAAATCCTTCGTCACCGTTCATTTACATATCAAGAATTTTCACAACGTTATGCTGATTCTTCCCTACTCGCGAAGACGATCCCTCTACCTGAACTACGCAGACAAGACACCAAGAATCGTCAGAATTCTATTGATGACATTGACCCGTTTACCAGGCAGAAGTTTGAAATGTTGATGCAACAACATTTTTCACAAGCAATGGATCTCTATCAGAGAATGCTTGATGAGGGTATTGCAAAGGAGTGTGCTCGTTTTGTACTTCCTCTTGCTGTACCAACCAAAATCTATATGACGGGCTCAGTCCGCTCATGGATTCATTATATCCAATTGCGTTCTGCTAATGGAACGCAGAAAGAACATATGGATATCGCACTACAATGTCGCGATGTCTTTGTAAAAGAATTACCTATTTGTGCTGAAGCACTGGAGTGGACATGAAACTATTAACACTAGACGACTATCAAAAAGCAGGTGAAACATTCTGGCCTAAGTATTGGTACATCGCTAAAGAACTAGGGGAGGATGCCAAACCTGAGCAAGTTCTCAAAGTTATGGAAGCGATTGGTGGTGTTGCATTAAAGGTAGCACTAGAAGAAAAACTAGCGGGTCCATTTGGATTTAATAAAAAGAAGGAGGGGGAAGATGCCGACTTATCCAGTTAAAAATCTCACGACAGGTGAAGAAAAAGAACTTCATATGTCTATGAAAGATTACATGGTATGGAAAGAAGAGAACCCTGATTGGGATAAAGATTGGTCAAAAGGTTGTGCTAGTGCTGGTGAAGCCGGTGACTGGCGTGATAAAATGTCTAAGTCTCACCCCGGTTGGAAAGATGTTATGTCTAAAGTAAAAGAGGCACCCGGTTACGGTATGTCTACCAAACATAAAGATGGGTATCAGTGGTAAATTATGGCTAGAGGAAGATCAAATCGGACACCTGGACAAGGGATGTCTAAGAAACAACTGAAGCGCAGGAAGCCAATCAATGAAGCATATCTTCTTGAGATTGAATCCCTAACAGATAACCAAGAAGTTTTCTTCACCGAGTGGGCAGAAGGAAAGAACATGTTTGCATATGGTGCAGCAGGAACAGGTAAAACTTTCATTGCTTTGTACCTAGCACTTAAAGATATTCTGAATGAGAATAGTCCTTTTGAAAAAGTATATATTGTTCGTTCTCTTGTAGCAACTAGAGAAATTGGTTTCCTTCCTGGAACACATGAAGACAAAGCATCTCTTTATCAGATACCATATAAAAATATGGTAAAGCATATGTTTGAGATGCCGGATGATAATAGTTTTGAAATGCTTTATGAAAATCTTAAAGCACAGGAAACAATTTCATTTTGGTCTACCTCATTCCTCCGTGGTACTACTTTAGATAATGCAATCATTATTGTTGATGAGTGTCAGAATTTAAACTTCCATGAACTTGATAGTATCATGACACGTATCGGACAGGATAGTAAGATCTGTTTCTGTGGAGATGTGAATCAATCTGACTTACAGAAAACAAATGAACGTAATGGTATTCTTGACTTCCAAAGAATCCTAGAGAACATGGAAGAGTTTTCTATGATTGAGTTTGGAGTGGAAGATATTGTTCGCTCAGGTCTTGTTAAAGCATATCTTGTTAGTAAATTATCTCTTGGTCTGTAAATGAATTTGTTTAATCATGTTGGTGATGTGACACCTATTGAAATGAATGCTGAGATGGTAGATGGGAAGCGTGTCTACTATACACCATCCGGTAATCATTATCCGTCAATCACCACCGTGATTGGCAATAATGCTAAGAAGCAAGCTGGTCTTGCTAAATGGCGAGCGAGGGTTGGTAAAGAGAAGGCAGCAAATATTTCTGCACGATCTTCTGGACGTGGAACTAAGTATCATGCTATTGCTGAAGATTATTTCAACAATAATTTGGACTTAAAAAAGTACAGTAAGTTTCCTTTACCTGTACTAATGTTCCAGCATTCTCGGTCTGTTTTGGACCGTATAAATAATATTTACCTACAGGAAGCAGCATTATACTCCGACCAACTTGAAGTTGCGGGTCGTGTTGATTGTATTGCGGAATTTGATGGAGTTCTTTCTATCATTGACTTCAAGACTTCTGCTGAACCAAAAAGAGAAGCTTATTTGTACGACTATTTGGTGCAAGAAACTGCATATGCATGTTGTTTGCAAGAACTTTACGGCATTACCGTAAAGCAACTCGTTACTATTGTTGCATGTGAAAATGGAGAGACGCAAGTGCATGTCACTCCTCCCAAAAAAGAATACTTGCTCAAACTAATCCAGTACATAGACGAATACCAAACCCGATATGGAAAAAAAGAATCTACTAGCAGATAAATTTATGACAAGCGCGAAGTTCTCTCAAGAGGTAGAAAAAATAGCACTCACTAATTTAGATATGAATTATATTGATGCTGTGCTACACCTATGTGATATCAATGAAATTGAAGTTGAATCTGTGTCTAAACTAATTTCAAAACCATTAAAAGAAAAACTAAAATGTGAGGCACAGAAGTTAAACTTCATTAAAAAAACGTCCAGAGCAAAATTAATGTTAGTCTGATGAGTGAATTTTTTAAATCCGAACTAGTAAGAGGAGAGATCCAAGAGATGACATCACTGCAGGAGTTTTGCTTCCGCTGTGCAATGAATTTAAATCTTCTGGATCACGATAGAAAACTAGAATACTTTGACGCTTTAGAATTACTAATTGAAAAGCAGAAAATTTTTCATGCACGAGTTTGCTTGAGTGATGATCCCGAAGCAAAATCTGTGGCAGAAAGTATTAAACAAGCAGTCGTTTTGCTTGGCGGTGATGAAAATTTACGAGCAACTGATATGTTTGATGAACTGCTCGGTAAAGTCCGTGAGTTTAAAGACATTCTTAAAAGCGGCACAGAGAGTTGACGCCTGACTCTGTGCCTGTTATAATGACTAAGTGATAGGGCATCACACAAACCAAATCCAATTCAATCTAAAAATCCTATGTCTTTTGCAGACCTTAAGCGTAAATCCCAGACCAACTTTGACTTCCTTCAAAAGGAACTAGAGAAATCATCCAGCGGTAAAAACGTTGATGAACGTTTCTGGAAACCAGAGGTTGACGCTTCTGGAAATGGATACGCTGTTATCCGTTTCCTCCCTGCCCCAGAAGGTCAAACCCTTCCTTGGGCAAAACTATACTCCCACGCCTTCCAAGGTGTTGGTGGGTGGTACATTGAAAACTCTCTGACTACACTCAACGAGAAGGATCCCGTTGGTGAAGTGAACCGCCGTCTCTGGAACAGCGGTGCAGATGAAGACAAAGAGACTGCTCGTAAGCAGAAGCGTAAGCTTCAGTATTACAGCAACATCTATGTCGTGAAGGATCCTAAGCACCCTGATAATGAAGGTAAAGTATTCCTTTACAAGTATGGCAAGAAGATCCATGATAAGATCCTCGCTGCTATGCAACCTGAGTTCCAAGATGAGACACCAACTAATGTCTTTGACCTTTGGGAAGGTGCTAACTTTAAACTGAAGATCAAGAAAGTTGCAGGTTACTGGAACTATGATTCTTCTGAGTTTGATTCTGTCTCTGCTCTGTCAGCTGATGATGATCAACTAGAAGCAATCTGGAAGAGTGAGCATTCCCTTGAGGCATTCACTCACAAAGATCAGTTCAAGTCTTATGAAGATCTTGAGAAGCGTCTGAACATGGTGCTTGGTATCACTCAACGCACTGCTGCTCCTACAGTAGATAGTGAAGAGTATGAACCAGTCGCTGCTACTGGTGGGTTCAACGATCCTGACATCACTGGTGGATCTTCTTTCCGTCAGCAGATGAGTGCTCCCTCTCCTGTCAAGGAAGAGGCAATCGTTGAGGATGATGATGCCCTGTCCTACTTTGCACGTCTTGCAGAGGAGTGATGGGAGAAGCAGTACACGCTTGGAACTCCATGTCCTACGGAGAGGGGTTCCTCTTCTCCGTATGGGTCATCGGAATGTATTATGTTAAATTGAGAATGGATAAATTCATTAAGTGAAAAAGATTGCTTCTGTTATCTTTCACCCAGTTACAATCGTAAACCTAACTTTAGTTGGGACCTTAGGATTGATTGAGTTAGTCCACACTAAAGCACACCTTACTATAGAAACAGATGTGCATGGTCATGTTCACAGAGCACTACAAAAAAACCCAGAACTAGCAACACCTGCTTGCTACAAATTGGGTTTTTCAAAACGATAAAACTGGGAAAATTTTCCCGGCATATTTTTTACTCAAAAGGTCGCGCTAAACCGCGACCTTTTTTAGTTTCTCGGTTATAAAATCTGAAGACTCTGCATATTTGTTTGCAGATTTAAATTCCTCTACAAATCTAGTAAAGTATGCTGGTCTTAGCATAAAAATTTCTCTTTTCTTTTCATTTTCATCATTTTCATATTCGTAGTTAGATACTTCTCTACAAACAGTATTTCCTGGAACAGTTATTAACTGTGATCCATTCCAATATTCAAATGGAGCATCGTAAAACGTTTTATCAACAACAATTCCCTCTTCTAGAGCATTAACTGCAATCCCATCAATCGTTTGACCTGATGGAACTTCAAATGTTACATAGTGATGAGTACCTGAGTATGCTTCATCTCCATACTTATCTTCAGCATATTTTTGTATAACAGTAGTTGATACAGGGGTGGAAAATAATGGATTCACTAAATTATTTGTTAATACAATTACCCAATCATAATTAGTATCACCATAAAAATCATTGGATATAGTATCTAATCTATCACTGTCTGTTATTGTATACTTTGTATAATATGTACTATAATCAAATAGATCTTTGTTGATTTTAAATCTACGAAAGAAATTCTTTGCAGTAACGTAATCAGATTCCGTAAACGGATAACTGATTGGTTTTATATCGTATTTAATATCGGGAATAAGAGAAAAATACATTAGAATCCTGCTTGAATTTCGCTACTGAATATGAGTTTTGTTTCTACAAATTTAAGGGTAATTTCTGTTGCAACTGGAGAACCGTCTCCATATGTAGCATATGTTCCATCTGGTGTGTAGTTTACTTGTACTCCAGTGATTGCACATGGTTTGTATTGTGCAATATTAGTATTTGAACCTGATCCTGTCATGAAAGTAAACTTACATAGATTTGGAATTCTAATAAAATTGGAAGCCCCAGAATCAAGTGGTTTGTCCTTATCACCAATACCCGTAGTCTTTGCTGTTCCCGCTCCATATTTGGGTAAAGAAGCAGTTCGGAATGCATCACAAATCATTTTAATTTGTTTTGCTTCATCTGCTGTTTGAGGAACCATTTTAAATACCATACCAATCTCTCTTAAATCTGGAGAGTCATATAGTAGTTCTGCATTGGGGTTTAAAACTATACCTCTAGTTGAACCTGTAATATCATTTATACTTAAATTACCACCAACACCTGGAATACGATTTAATGCGGAAGTTTTTAATGCAGCAAGTGCTGATCCCAGTGCTCCGTCATCAATAGTTCTTCCCAGTGCGCTTAAATCTCCTCCTGCTGTTCTAATAGCATTAGCACCTAGCCTAGTAAACTTTTTACCATTCCAATTTTGTTTCTGTTCAGTACTCAAATCTTGAGGCATAGGTAATATAATTCCTGACACTGTACCACCTGGCACTGGAATATCTATTGAGGTTAGACTATCTATAGATTGATTATACTCTCCAAGACCATTAGGAAGACGATCCCCACTATTTTTAAACGGAGGTTTGTATTCTGAAAATTGGAATAAAACATAATCAGTGTTGTTTGATATTACATTACTATTCTTTGAAGGATATCGTGCATAGTTGGTGAAGTCACCACCTAGATTACCAGAATTTGTCTGTTTTAATTCTGCTTCATCAGATGTTGTGCTTTCGGCAATTGGTTGTTTTGTGTCTTTATCAACCTCTCTACCCTCATAACCTTCTGGTGGCGTCCAATTAACGGGATAAAATGTCCTGTTACCGGCATTAAAAATGTAGTATTTACCGTTAGAACCTTTATAGTAATCGCCTTTTGTTAGTTGAAATGCCATCTATTTTACCATCTCGGTATCTTTACGGTTGCCATATCCACGGATGATTCTCCTTCCTCTGATGCGATCGTAGTAGTTATCATCTGTCTCTTCCCATACAAGTTCTTTAGTGTATGGAAATCTACCGGCACTACCTTTTACATTACGAACAAAGTTTTCAATAGGAAGTAGTATTGCAGTGTCCCATTCTGCTGCTGCAAGGTCAAGCATCATACCATCTACTTGACTGGTTAAGTATTTATGGAAGCATCGCTTAGGAACATCAATTCTTCCTTCCATTAATTTTTTAATAACCATTATACGTTTCTTTGGTGCCATATAATGTAAATTGACACCCCAAAATTCATCGGGTGATGCTTTCATCACATATACTAGCGGAAATGTGTCATAATATGGCAACCATTTTGTTTTTGCTTTGTATTCAAACATATAAAGGTGACCAGAGACTGCATATGCTCTAAGGATATTTTCATCCGTTTCTTCTTCCTTACCTCTATTATCTATTCGTTCATCTCTTATAATCTTTGATGGATCTTTTTTATAATCCATTGCCGATTTTCTTACAGCATTTTTATACCAATTAAAACTTTGCTTCTGTCCTCCTGTTAATTCAGTTATTTTTTCAAATAGAGTTATATATCCTGTAGTTTCGTTAGTAGTATTACGTTGTATAGTTGCAAATCCTTGTGCCATTGCTCTTTACCTAGAATAAGTGATCTTCTGTAAGAATTAAAAAATTCATCTGCCTATCTTCACAGAAGTCCTGAGCAGCGTCCCATTTGGCACGGTTCTTCATGAACGTCAGGGCAGCCCGTCTATAGGCAGCAGTCCTTTTGTTTTTGTCATTCGGTGGTGATGTTTGTTTTTTGGGTTTTACTTCAATAATATACTTCGTGATTTTTCCTGTTTGTTCGCGAACTTTAATATAAAAATCTGGAAAATATCTATGCACTCGTCCATCAGTTGGACAACGATATGGAATAATGACTTCTTCACTACCCCACTCTAAAATAGAGGGATTTTTATCACAGAATATCATGAACTTTCGTTCCCATGATGACCTGTAAATAATACGAGTAGGATTTCCGCGATACTTTTTTGGATTGACTGGTTTATACAGTCCCGAGTATGCCATAAATATATAAGATCCCACGATTATATTTAGCAGTGGCAGTAAATGGTTTAAATCAATTCATGACCAAAATTGGTGCTAGGGGCGGAATGTCCTACTCCACCAATTTTGATGTTGAGTTTTCTTTTAAAGATTCTCCGACATTTTATGATTTTAAGGGAGAAAATAAAAATGTAATTCAAATGTTGTGTGATGAAGCACAACTACCGAATGTGCAATCTGCTGTGTCACAAAGATCTGGTAGAAATCTTGGCGAGGGTCCGGTATCTTATCCCCACACTAGAATTTTTACTGATATTAGTTTAGGTTTTTTATTGGATGCTGATTTGACAGCACTGAAATTTATGAACAACTGGTATAATTATATTTTTGGTGAAGGTAATGTAGAGTATACTGGACTTGAAGGTGCGACAACCGCTAACCCATTGCCTGAGAACCGTGTAAACAGACTTAAATATCTGGATCAATATGCTGCTACACTTAGAATTATGAAAACGGAACCTAACGGTAATTCGGAAAGGGGTAGAGTTCCTGTAACATATCTTTTAGAAAAATGTTATCCATATTCTATTGATACAGTTCCTCTAGCATATGGATCGTCGCAAGTTTCAAGACTTACATGCAATTTCTACTATTCAAGACATACAGTAGCATACGGAAAATAACTATTTTAATTCTGTAAAAGTCGGAAAAATTTCTCCGCTAATTTTTGATTAAAAAAGTCGCAATAAATATACATATGATCTGAGGTAAATATTATGGCATTGCCAAAACTTGGTTATCCTACTTATGAGACGGCACTGCCTTCTACGGGAAAATCTGTAAAATATCGTCCATTTTTAGTAAAAGAAGAAAAAGTACTTTTACTTGCAATGGAGTCACAAGACGAAAAGCAAATTACTAGTGCAGTTAAGGATTTAATCAAAAATTGCGTTATTTCACGTATTAAGGTTGATTTACTTCCTAGTTTTGACCTTGAATACTTATTCTTAAAAATTAGAGCAGCTTCTATCGGAGAATCTCTAACTCTTACGGTAACGTGTCAAGATGATAACGAAACTACTGTAGAAACGGAAATCAATATTGATGAAGTTGAAGTTATTAAACCCGAAGGACATGATAAGAAAATCATGTTTGACGAAGATTCGGGTATTATTATGAACTACCCTAGTATGAAAGAATTCGTTGATCGCGAATTTTTACGCAAAGAAATGCAAACTCAAGAAGTTTATGATTTTATTGCTAATTCAATTGATCAAATTTTTCAAGGTGAAGATGTGTATGATTCTTCTACTACATCAAAGAAAGAGTTTCGTGAATTTGTTGATAATTTGACTACAAAGCAATTTGAAAAGATTCAAGAATTCTATGCAACTGCACCTAAGTTAAGTCATACTTTTACAGTGACTAATCCTAATACTGGTATTGAGTCCACGTTTACAATTGAGGGATTATCCAATTTTTTCGCATAGCACTCTTTCAGAATAATCTGGAGGGGTATTATAGAATGAACTTTGCTTTGATGCAGTATCATAAATACTCTTTGACTGAGATTGAAAATATGATGCCTTGGGAGAGGGAAGTTTACACTACCTTTCTAATGCAATACCTTGATGAAGTTAAGCAAAAACAAGAAGCAGCAGCTAACAGGTAATGGCAAATTTGCAGCAAACATACAGTGGTGATCTTACTAGTGCCCTTGCAGGGACTATTGCTAAGAAGGTGCTGGATGCTGCTAGAAAAGAAAAGAAGGGACCTGTAGCGAAAGCACAGGCTGAAATGGAAGAACCTGATGATAGTTTTCCCGTCAAAGACACAAAAACAAGAGAACTTGCGGGTAAAATTTTAGGATCTACTGTTGAGCAAAAACTTAATGTAGTTGAGTTTTCCGTAAAACAACTTAAAAATGAAGTAAGTGCATTAAATTCAAACTTAGTGCAATCTCATCAGTTAATATATGATCAAAATTTAATGCTTGGCGCTAAATTTGATCAACTACTAGATCACTTTACTGCTAATCGTGAAATACAAGAAGAAATTTCAGAAGATAATAAGGTAAAGAGGAAAGAGTTAGAGTTAGAAAAAAGTAATGACCTATCAGATACTCTAAAATTATCTGATGGCAAAAATGAATCATCTAGTGGTGGTGGCGGTAACATTACTAATAGAGTCTTATCTAAAATTTTAGGTAGACTTACTAGAGGAAAATTTAAAGGTGTAAAAAGCAGACTAAAACCAATTAAAAGTCTTCTAAAACCAAAAACAGCAGCAAAATCCGCACTAAAGAAATATGCTGCAAAGGGAGCATCTAAATTTGGTTTGAACCTTGGTGTTAAAGGACTTTCTAAAGGACTTTCAAAAGGTGGTGCTAAAGTTGCTGCAAAAAAGTTACCATTTGGTATAGGTCTTGCAATTTCTAGTGTATTTGCAGCTCAAAGATTATTTCAAAATCCACCAGATCCTGCTGGAGCTGCACTGGAACTTGCTTCTGGTGCTGCAGCATTTGTCCCTGGAATAGGAACAGCTGGGTCTCTAGCAATTGATGCAGGACTTGCTGCTAGAGATATGAGTACACCTCAATATGAAAGAGGAACTGGATTTGCCAAAAGTGGATATAGTATGTTGCATGGTATGGAGGCACTTGTTACAAAGAAAGATAGTTCTAATTTTTCTGATACCATGATGTTGAATCAAGATAATCAGATTTCTTATTTTGCTAGTTCAGTACAATCTTTAGCAAATAGAACAGGAACCGGAAGAGAAATATCTTCAATAATTAAAAAATCTGGATTGGACTACAAATTTGTAAATATTCCTTTTGCATCTGATGTAGGAAATATTCAGCAAGCAGCTGCTATTAAACAACCTACCGAAGCACTATTAAATGTTTTAAATCGTAGAGATAAAAATATTGTTAAAGCGGTTAATAATACTTCTGAACCAGATTCTGATGATCCTATTGATACAGATAATCAAGATAATCCAGATGATGAAGATAAAACAGTTACTAAATCGCCAATAAGTACCCCAACAGGAAATACTGCTATAACCTTTAGTAAAGAGCAAGGAATTGATGCTTCCGGTGAACCGGGATTAGATTTTAGTTTTGGAGATTATAAGAGCAACTATAGTTTATTTGATGGTGTAGTTGTAGAAACAGGTAAACTTTATGGGAATGGATACGGAAACGTCGTTACTGTAAGAAGTAAAGATCCATCTAATGGTAGAGAATTTGATGCAATGTATGCTCATTTTGAAGATGGCACTATTGCAGTAAAAGCAGGTGACAAAATTAAAGCAAATCAGTACTTGGGACCAGTTGGTTGGGATACTACTAATAATAGACCAGCTCCTGGAGCAGGAAATATGACGGGACCACACACCAGTCTTGATTTCTTTGAACCAAATACAAAACCTGGAGAAGTAACCAATCCTTATGGTGATAGAGGACATATTATTGAATCTCTTCTCCAAGGAGGAGTACCAACAAAAGAAGGAGGTGGTGGTGGAACTGGCGGACCTGGATTAACTGAAGGTCCTAAAATGAATACTGCAGATTACTATAGTTTATTGGCAATTTCAGCATTAGAAGATGATGATCCTCAAGGAAGAGCAGATGTTGCTCAAGCATTATATAATAGATTAGAAGGACATAAAGCAGGATCTAATTATTTTCAGAAAGATAATAGTTTAAAATCTCATATTGTTGCAAAACAGCAATTTGAACCAACGTTTTATAATAAATCTGATTGGCATAAAATTGTTAATATGGAAACTGCTATTACCGCTCTTATTATGTCTAAAAAAGGTCGGGAAAGAAATTGGACTAGAGATTATGCAATGAAAGCTTTAATGGAAACTGAGAAGTCTTTGTTGAATCCCGAACTTCAAATGAAAGCAGCAGAACATGTAAAGGGCAGAACATATTTCTTGGGAACGAGCGAACAAGATAATATGCAATCTGGTGATGTTCTTAGGAATCCTACTGATAATTTCTTTAGTATGTGGTACGATGAAAATAATTTGTATGGACAGGGAGGTGTTCCTTCTGCTGCATCAATTCCATCTAGAATGAGAACTGAATCAATGATTCCACCTGATGGGATTCTTGCTGATAAAATATCAGAACCTGCAGGTCCTAAAGGACTCATTGAATCATTGACTGATGAAGAGGGATTCTCTGGTCTTTATATGAAACCAATAAATTTCTTAAATCCATTTGATAATCAATCTAAACTAAATGAAATTGAAAAAATTAGTTCTAGTATGGAGGACATGGAAGATGGGATCCCAGTTCAAACAGTAGTGGTGACTAATACTATCATTAAAAATCAGAACAATACTCGTATAAGTAGTAATACATCTAAAGTTAATCCAGTGAAGAGTTATCAGTTAGCGGTATTAGGAGCATAGGATGGCGAGTTTGCAGGCAACTTATAGTGGAGATCTGACATCTAGTATTGCAGGGCAACTAGTAGATATTATATCTACTGCTGCATCACGAGGAAGGACTGCTAAAACTGCCGCAACTCTTGCAGCTGCAAAATATAAGGTTGACCCTAAGTTTACACCTGGAGAGTTTACTGCAAGAGAGGGAAGAAATTATATTATTGAAAAAACTTTAGGTAAGAGATTTGTACCTAAAACTAGTGTTAATGATATTCTTGCAAGAGGGCAATCAAGTAGTGATCCTTTAATGGGAACACCTGCTCATGTAAGAAATCTTCCGGAATATCAGCAACTTGCAAATCCTGCCGAAAAAAAGTTTAAGGAAAATAGTAGTAAATTAACGGGAACAGTACCATCTAACGATAAACCAGTAAAGGTTCAGGATAAAAAACTTGGTAAATTCTTAGCTGCTGCAGTAGAAGCAATCAATCAGAATTTTTCTACCTTAAGTGATAGTTTAGATGATGCACAATCAGAAGTAATTCAAGCTAAAGAAGGTATTTTTGGTACTATTAAGCAATTAGAGCAAAATTCTGATTTGCTAGAAACTAAGTTAGATGCTATTATAGATGCCTTACGAGATCAGAATGATACTGCTAAGAAACAAACAGATATAGAACAAGTCAGAGCTAAAGCTGCAGAACAAGGTAAAGAAACTGATCAATCTGGTACGCTACGACTACAAGATATCGGGCAATCAAAGCAAGAAGCAATACAATTAAATTTATTGCAAGATGAGCAAGAGATTGGAAAGACTCCTGAGACTCAAGATCAGCAATTAAGTCTTCCAATACCTGAACTTGAAGAGGGCGGCATTATGTCCGGTCCTGATAGTGGTTATCTTGCCAAGTTACATGGCAATGAAATGATCGTGCCACTTGATAATAATTTTACTCAAGGTGAACCTAGTGCTGTTGATGGGAAAGTAAGACCTAAACCTCAAACATCTGCAATTCCTTCATCCCGAGTTCCTAAAACTGGTGGTGTATCAATGTATGAACAAGGATCTGAAGAGGCATCCGATCCTTCATTCTCTCCTAATATTCTTAATGCTATGATTTCTATGCAGGACTCTGCTGTTCCTGCAAAAATAGACAAAAAGAATAAAGATCTACAGAAAGCTATGGAACTGCCACTTAGAGCGGCAGGAGTCATGACATTATCTATGCTTGAGAAGGCAGTCTCTGGTATGGGAACATTAGCAGCTCCTATTACTTCTGATCTTAAGCAAATTGCTAACCCAATTGCATCTGCATTTGGAGTTCCGAATACTATTGCTGATAAAGTTATTAAAGATACTTCTCATAAAAAAGATCAGGAAGATAGACAAAAACAAATGTTTGCTTCTGGTAGTACAGAATCATCTAAAAATAACAGAGCATGGTGGGATCCTCTTGGGGTCTTCACTGGTCGTGGTGGTATAGGTGGTGATAATTCTAAAACCATTTATAGCAGACCTACAGGTGGCACTGGTGGATCATCTATGCGATATGGTAGTCGTAAAGGAGGCACAGGAGGACCTTTTGGATTCTTACCTGGAACTGGTAGAGTTATGACTCCATCAGGATCTGGGCGAGGAAGCTATATGGAAGGTGGCAGAACGGTACAAAAATTCCTAGGAATGGAAGTACCATTCTCTGCTCAGAATAGTGGATATACTCCTGAGGATGTTGAAAGATATAATAGTCAGAATTCTGAAACTCAACTTGAAACATATGATGCAGCTCCTCATCCAAAAAGAAGAGAACTTGCAGAAAGAATGCTTCGGGAATATAATATTAGTATAAGTGATCCTGCATATAGAACTCGTAAGGTACAACCACAGGTTACTCCACAATCTACGATTCAACCAACAGGTAACAAAAGATTAGATAATGCGATTCGTAATGCTCAAGATATTGGAGATATGACAGGTACTCGTGGGTTGATGGATCGCACTGGGACAATCGCTGAGAAAGTACAAAGGCGAAATAATGTCTTAAGACAGTATATGCGTGATGCTGGTATGTCTGGTGCTGATGAAAGTATGAATATGTATGGTAAACCTATGGGAGATCAATCTAGTATTAGTTCTCCTGCATCTCGTGGTGCTATATCTACGGTTGTGAATATGCAATCACAGCAAAATTCTCTACGTAAAATGGAAACCAAAAACAAAACTTTGGAACCAATTCTCATCAGTAATAATAGTCAAATAGATGATACTGCTGATGATACTCCTCCTTCTTATATAAGTACAAAGGGTGATATAGGATTTTCCGAACTCTACCCGTCTTTGTATAGTTAACTATGGCAGAATTTAATAGAAAACCATATGCATCTAGTTGTGAAATAAAACAGATTGCTTTATATAAACCAGATGGAGAGAAGGCGGAAGCAAACCTCTTGGATATGGTATTGTTTATTCAATATCATGAAAATATTCTGTGGCCTGCTTATGGTGCAACCATGGTTGTACTTGATAATGCACAAAATTTAATTTCATCTATTCCTATTCAAGGATTTGAAAGGGTTGTTTTTGAAGTAGTTGATGCTAAAGAAGATACTTATTTTTATGAGTTTCGTGTGTTTAAAGTAAGTAACAGAGTTAATGCAGATAGAACCCAGATTTATACATTAGCATTAATTTCTACTGAGGGATTATTAAATGAGAGTATTCGGGTCAATAAACTAATTTCTGGATCTACCTCTAATGTAGTGAGAAAACTACTATTAGAATATTTGAATGTTGTTGGTAATAGGATTGACATTGAAGATTCTGTTACTAGTATTGCACATTTACCTGCTAAAAAGACTCCATTTGCATTAATTAGATCCTTACAGTCTAAAACAATTGCTCAAAAAGAATCTACTACATCAAAATCAAGATCAGGAGTAACTCCGTTAGAAGTAATACCATTCGGTACTGTTTCTGATGCTGATCCTAATACTGCAGATGATGCATCTGGAACAGCAGGATATTTATTTTTTCAGGTTACAAGGAAAGAAGAGAAATCTCAATTCGTCTTTAAGTCAATTGATTCTTTATCAGAACAAAGACCAAAGACTAATATTTTTTCTTATTCTCCTGGAAAGACATCCGAAGAGAGTATGTTTAAGATCCAAGAGATTAGATTCGGAAGTGAAATTGATACTATGCAAAAAATGAGGGAAGGAGCATATTCTTCTTTAGTGTGCTACTACGACATAAATACTGGTAAGTACGAAGAGCAAGTTTATTCCCTAACAAATACTTGGAATGATATGTCTCACTTAGGGACAAAAACTGAACTTCCTGTAGGTCAAACTATATTATCACAGTATCCAAGTAGAGTGATGTCAACTATTGTAAATCACGAAAATTGGTATATGGGTAAAAATGTTGCATCTAATGAAGATGCTGATCTCGGGGATCAATCTCCCGATAATTCTTTTCCTGATTATGTTAAACAATATTTACCGCAGAGTATTTCTAGACTAGGAGTTATGTTCAATTACGAATTGACCATATCCCTAACTGCGAATTTTGATCTTAATGCCGGAGATACAATAGATATTAGGATTCCCAATCAAGTTTCTGACGCAGAGAGGAAAGATGAAGTTTGGGATCCAACATATAGTGGCACATATTTGATTAAATCTGTCAACCATCAGATTGACGTTAAGGAACAAAACGCTTATACTGTACTTGAGTTAATCCGTGATTCTTGCGGAATTAAAGAATACACAAATAAATAAAATTATTAGGAGTACAAATGAAATCAATTGAAGATCATATTGAAAAGGATAAAGAAATCCTTGACAATCCTATGACCTCTCCCAATCAGCGTCGTCACATTGAAGGCGAATTGCATGAATTGGAAGAGTATGTGGAGCATCATAAGAAAGAGATTGAGGCAGGAGATCATCATGATCCTACTTACCTAGAACTTTTCTGTGATCAAAATCCTTCGGAACCTGAATGCTTAGTATATGAAGATTGACTAATATGGATTCATTAAACGGGTTATATCCAATAAACCAAATCGGATCCGATGGATTCTCATGGTGGATTGGACAAGTTGAATCTGAGAAGGCGGATGATGAAAAACTTTCTGGTCGTTATAAAGTAAGGATCGTTGGTGCTCATCCTAAGTCTTGTGAGGCAGTTTCATGGGATGATCTTCCATGGGCAATTACTATGATGCCTGTAACGAATCCTCATACACCAGGAGGAGCAACATCAGTTTCTGATCAATTGGGTAAGGGAGTATGGGTTATTGGATTTTATCTAGATAATCTTCAACAACAACCCGTTATTATGGGTTCTGTTGGTAGAGTTGCTAATTCAACATCTGAAAAGACTGCTGATGATCCTACACCAGGTGAAAACTGTAAATCATTTACTACCTATATTCCGGAAGATGCTAAATTAGCGTTTGATCAACCTACCCCTGCCATTGGATCCCCTGCTTCGCTAACTTCTACAGAGGCAGGAGTAGCTCCTAGTGGCATACTAAAGGGTGATAAGGATGAAATAATTAGTGGTCCAACAAATTTTCAAGTAGCGAAATATTCTAAAAATACAGATTTAAATCCTGGAGGGATTAATTTTTGTGTAGAGAAAGCAGATAAGTGTGGTAAAGAAACTGATCTTAAAAAAACTTTTACTAGATTATTCTCGGAAATGCTTGCCGAAGTTCAAAACAATGACGGCAAATTAGGAACATACCTTATTGCACCATTAAGTGGTGAATTGCATGATGCAGTTGGCATA